TGTATATTGTGGATAATATTTACAATCAACATTATTAATGTCACATGATTCTCCATTTGGTTGATAAAAAAACATATTCTATATTATTATTTCACAAATTATTTATAAAGGTTTAACAAAAAAATTATTTATATATAATTAATGAAGAACTCTTATTCTAAGGAAGAATTATATGGATGGTATAAAAATAAAACAATAAATCCACAAACAAAGAGATCAATAAAAGAATCTGGTAAAATATATAAATTTTTACAAAGTGAATACAATAGATTAATTTTTAATAATGATTCAAATGATTTATTTGATTTGGTTGGTACATATGATGAAAAATTAAATAATAAAATAGAAAAACTAGTTGGTCCAGTTTTTAATGATTTAACGAAAAGTGATGATGAAATTGACATTATAAATCATTCAAGTTTTTGGATTGAAGAAAATGGTTTTAAAATACCAAATTGTAGAAATTATTTAGTGATAAGTTATCATGATAATCAAAATAAAATACGTTGTTTTACTTTAGAAAGTTTAGATGGTATGATAAAAAATAATATTAAATATCATCCGATAACAAAAGAAAAAATTCCTGAACATGTGTTTGAAAATTATAAAAAATTAATTAATATTTTAGTTGATAATAAGATAATTAATTTAAAAAAGGAAAAAGAAATATCATTAAAAAACAAAGCTTTCAATGTTTTTCATAAATTTACTTTGTTGTCTATTTATTTAGAAGAATCATGGTTTTTAAATTTAAATTTAATTCAATTGATGAGATTAAAAGAAGAGATAAATTTAATTTTTAATAAATCTTTTGATTGGAAAACATTATGTGAAATTAATCCAAATGGAATTTTAAAAAAAAATATAATAAATATGTCATTGATTTCATTACAACATTATATTTTAGATGAAATAGATATAATTTTATCTCACAATAACAACAATAAATTTTTAATTTATTGTACATTATTAGGTGCAATGTCTTTGGTAATAAATGAAATTAAATATCGATATCCTGATTTTGTGTTTGAATAAAAATATCTAATGTTGTTTATATCAATGGACGGTTTAAAAAAACTTGATAATATTAATGAACTCATTAATTTAAGAGAAGGATTAAGTATTGTAGATAATAATATTGAAATAGATAACAAAACAATAAAAAATTGTCATTTAATCCTAAAAAAAAATGATATTGAACAAATTCTAGATAAAATTAAAACCAAAATAAATTTATATAATGCAGAACAACAAACTAAAATAGAAGAACTTGAAAATAAATATCAGGAAAGAATGTCAATTACACAAAAAGAAAACAGCACTGCTATCGACAATATATTAAAAGAATCAATAAATAATTTCAATAATATTTTTACAAATTATACAAACTTGACTCAACTTGTTCAAGATGATTGTAAGAAACAATATGGAGTTATACTGGGTGGACTCAAATATATATCAAATAATTTAAATAAATTAGGATTAAGTGAAACCTCCAATTATGTTAAGAAAATATCTTCTATGGCAAATTCAGATTTAATAAATGATGAAATAGTAAAAACTGAGTTCGACAACACACTTGATAAACTTAATTTAAAGTTTTTTAATGATGAACTAGACGAAGATGTTAATAATAGTGAATTGATGGATCTAATTGGTCAAAATCTAAATTCTGAAATTTCAGAACTCGATATTAATAATTTACCTGAAAGTGTCCAGAATTATATATCAGAAATCAAAAATATTGATACATCAAATAAAAAATTAAATAAATTAAATTCTCAACTTTTGGCAAATTTTATTTTAACTAATAATGTGCAACTGGAAAATAAAATACAAAATCTTAAAAATGATTTGTTAAATCAAATAAATATTTTTGACAAAGAACAATTTTTAATTCAACAAAAAATTAATAAAATATCTAATAAAGTTAAACAAATATTTGATAATGTTAATGTTGAATTAAAATTAACAAATTCTTTAATTGATAGTAATATTAATCGACAATTAACTTTGTTGAATCAAAAAATTAAGAATGAATCGCAAACATTATCAAATAAATTGTATTTGCGATATAATGACTTTACAATGAAAACAAAAAAATTCCATGAAAATTATGTTAGATTCAAAGAATTAATAATTGATGAAACAGAAAAAAAGAAAAAAAATATTGAAATAGATGAAAACAATATTATAGGTTATTGTTGGATTAAACTAGGTCTGAACAAAAAAGGACCTTATTTAATGTGTTTAGTTGATAAAATAAGTGTAAAAGATAAAATAATACGAGTTGTGATAACAAAAACTGATCAAATTAATAAAATACCAAATAGAGATATACCAATGATCTATGATATTAATTTTCAAAATGTTTGTTCCGATTCAAATTTAATTGAAAACTAATTTTAAATTATTAAGATTGATTGTTTCGATGTCACCTAAACAATCTATTCTATCTATTTTTCCAATTTTACCACTTAATTTAATATTTTTATTATTTGATGAATTTTTTATATAAATACTATAACCAATTCCATGATTAGTTTTCTCTCTAATACATACATTTTTTCTTTCAAAAATATTTCCAATTAACATAGTGTCAAATCTAAATCCAATTTCATTTTCTCGACTGGTTTTATATCCAATTTCAGTAAAAACCCACATATTATTTTCTCTTTTTACTTTATTATTGTCGCAATACGATGAAGATTCAGATTCAAATTTTAAACCCATACCTAATGGAATATCTTTTTGTAGTAAACTATTAATTTTACATTCGCCTTCCAATAATGATTTGTTTTGATTTACCGAATAAAATAAATCAAAATCAATACAATACATTGAACTTTTAAAATGTATTCCAAAATCATTTGATTTACCGTCAGTAATTCCACCAAATTCAGGAGTAAATTTAATCATGTCATTATTTATAGAAAAACCACCAGAGTATTTACATTTAATTAAATTATTTTTTGATTGACCTATTTCAACATCGAAACTAGGATTTATTTGATCTTTCATATAATTATAATATAAAAAGTTAAAAATTAATTGGTTTATCTTATATATCCCCCAATTATATATATGATTGAAAATATTAAAATTAATTATACTGGCATTCAAATTAAGGTTATAACACTAAATACATGGTGGGAAGGATTAACTAATGTAGATTACTATTCGAAATATGATTATGAAAAAAATCAAATTATATGTGAAAAAAAAGTTCCGAACGAAAAATGTAAAAATAAAAATTGTTTGACAAAAATGACAAAATTTATTTGCTGTTTGATAGAACAAGAAAAATATGACATTATGTCTTTCCAAGAATGTACTTTATATTTGATTGAAAATATTAAAAAACATTTTAATTTAAATCAAGTCATAGATATGACGACCAAACAAAAATCTTTCATAACATATTGTTATGATCACACAAAATATAAAATTAAAATATACAATGGTTTGGAAATTTATCAAATTAATAAATATTTTTTAATAATTTACAAAAACGGAGTAACAACAATAATGACAGTAATAAAATCAAAATTTGGATCTTTTGATTTGGATAACTGTATTAAAGTCCAAAATGATTGTTTTATTGATGATAATTTTTTCATAAAAGGTAATGTAATAACCGATGGTCGACCTTTTCTTATTATTTTTATCAAAAAAATGAATTTATGTCATATAAACTTACATGCACCACATCATAATAAATTAATTTTACAACAAACATTGTTAAACAATGGAGAAATAAATGGTTTGCTTAAAAATATTAATGAAATTAAAGAAATATTTAATGAAAATACAAAATTTATAATAAATGGAGATTTTAATTATGATGTTGATAAAATTGTGTTTTTATTAAATTATAAACTGTATTCTGAAAAAATTTTGAAAACTATCAAATCATGCTGTAATACAGAAATAAAGAAAAGAAAAAAATATAGCTATGATCATATTTTAAGTAATTTATATTTTTTAAAAATTTATGATGATAGATTATTTGATGTCGATATATCAGATCATAAACCAATAAGTTGTATACTATGTTTTGAATGATGAAACAAACCATAAATAAAATTTAAATATTATATCATTCAAATGAGTAATGATGTTTTAAATAATGGATTTAAATCAGGAACATCTGTCGTTCTTGGTATGTTAACTGGCAGTTTATTACTTGAAAATATTAAAATGGAAAAACAAAGAACAGGTGAATCATATAAAAAGATTTTCATGAAATTTAAAAGTACTGGCATAAAAGGACTTTATTCTGGATTTTATCCTTGGGGAATCATGTCTGGTTATGTTAAAGGATTCGGTGTTGGAGCATCTAGTTTATTATTTAATAATGTTTTCCCAAATTCAAAATATAAAAAACCGCTGGTCGGACTCTCTGTTGGAGTTAGTGAAGCTTTCTTGGTTTCACCGTTATTGTTGTTAAGAAATAAAACAAATAAACAACTTGTAAATGGAGAAAAACCGATCAATGCATTAGACATGACAATAAATCACGTAAAACAAAATGGTTTATTGAGTTTATGGAAAGGAACAGGTATTTTCGCTGTAAGGAGAGGTTTAGATTGGTCTTCAAGATTTTATTTTATACAAAAAACAGAAGATATTATTTCAAATAAATCACCAATTACAAAAACATCTATAACTTTTTTTGCATCTGCATCAACAGTTTTAATTACAACACCAATAGATAGAATTTTACCTAAAATTTATACGGAAAAAAAACCATTACAACAAGTTATTCAAGAAATAAAATCGGAAGGCATTAGGTCTATTTATTGTGGAACAACTGCTAGAGCATTAAATACTGGATTAATTACATGTTGGGTTTTATTGTTTCCAAAAATTATTGATTTAATAAATCGGTAATTAATTTATAATGATCAGAATAATTAAATGTAAATGTGTTTTGATTTAAATAATTTGTTTTTATATTTTCAAAGTCATTTATTAGTTTTTCTAATTGGTCGTAATTTGAAAAATAATAAATTGGATAATTTCCAGAAAAATCTATTTGTGATGTATTTTTTGAGAAAATTATAAATTTATTTTTTATAAATTCCAAATTTTTTGTTGAAATACCAGTTTGAAAATTATTAATATTTATACCAACTATATTTTTAATATTAATATTTTCCAAATTTTGATAAACACCCATTTTTATAATTTGTGAAGACGATGTATCAATAATGCAACATATTTCTCCACACAAATACAATTTTAAATTTAAATGGAATTTTCTTGATTTTATGAAATTTATTAATTCATGCACATATTCTATATTTTGTTGATTTTTAGATCCAACATACAATAAATTAATTGTTTTTGAATCATCATATAATTTTACATTTAATTCATTTTCTTGATTTTCAAAATATTTTAATAAATAAGAATTTTTTTTATTATAGTGTAACATGTCATTATAATTTAAAAACAAACAGTAA